CCCCGCCCAGACCTACTCATTACAGCGTGCCGCGTTCGTTGCCCGACGCGAGCTAATGACCGAACCGGAGTTGCGCGAACGTGCCGCTGTCGAGGGTTGGGACGACAAATGGGTCGAGCAAGTCGTGGAGAAGAAAGGCGACATCCGCCGCATCTCGCTGAACCTCCACCGCAGCGACCAGTTCCTCTACGACCACCAGCGCGACATGATCGAGATCTGGCACGTCTACAGGAAGGAGCACGACGACCGCACCAAGGCGATGCGCGTCACCCGCACCGTCCTCAGCTACCACGTCCCGGATCGCACCGCCGTCCACGACATCCTTCCCTACGCCCACGCACTTTATCCCTTCGTCGAGCTGCCCCGCGAACGCGCCTCACGCCCCATCTTGGAATCCCGCGGCGTGCCGGAGATCGTCCAGACCGCCCAGGAAGAAGTCAAAATCCAACGCGACATGCGAGGCGACCGCGCCAGCATCGTCACCTTGCCCCCGCTCAAAACCCCCGCCGCGCGCGGCAAGATGGACCTCATCATGGGACCGGGCGTGCAGATCCCCGAGCGCCGCCCCGGCGAGATCTCTTGGATGAACCCGCCGCAGCCCGACGCCGGCAGCATCGAAGTCGAAATGTCCATCCGCAACGACGTGGACAACTACTTCGGCCGCATCAGCGAAGCCGTCCCGCCGCAACGCTACATGCTGCACACCCAGGAGCTGGTCGATTCGTGGCTCCTCGACATGAAGCTCTGCCTCGTCCAGACGCTCGCCCTCTGCCAGCAGTATATGACCGCGGAAGAAGTCGCCCGAGTCACCGGCAACCCCAATCTCCCGCTCACCGCCAGCCCCGCCGACATCCGCGGCCGCTTCGACGTGACCTGCGAGTTCGATGCCCGACTGCTTGACTCCGAGGCCCTCGGAGCAAAATTAGACTACCTCGCCAAAGTGCTCGTCCCCTTGGACAGCTTCGGCGTCATAGACCGTGCTGGCCTTGTGAAATACATGTTCCAAGCCGTTGACCCGAATCTCGCCGGCCTCTTGGTGCAAGACATCGGCGCCGCCACCCAAGCCGAGATCGAAGACGAGCAAGGAGCCTTCGCAAAAATCGCCGCAGGCACCGAGCCGCCATTGAAAGAAGGCGGCCAAAACGCGCAGGTAAGGCTGCAAACCTTGCAGCAAATCATTCAGTCCAACCCCGCCGTCCAGCAGCGGTATCAGCAAGACGAAATCTTCCGCAGCATGATCGACGCGAGAGCACAAGCCTTCCAATTCCAGTTGCAACAGCAGCAAAACGCCGTAATCGGCCGCACCGGCGCCCAACCCGCACTGCAAAAGATGGCGCAAGACCAGCAACTCGGCATGGCTGCCCAACCCGCCGCCTAATCGTATGCACCCGAACGTCTCAGTCAGAAACATCGCTGGACTAAACATCCCGCAGCACAACGCGGTTGAGCTGAATTACGTCTCCACGACGAACAATCTTTCCACCGTGGTCTACAAAGAAGGCAGCCAGACAGTTGCCACGCTCACCTTCACCTATGTCGGCGGCACGCCGTCCTCGGATGACGCCAAGATCGCCACAGTGACCCGCAGCTAATGGCCATCAAGTTCAATCCGCTGACAGGAAACTTCGACTTCACCGGCTCCGGTGGAGGCGGCGGCGCGAGCTATATCGACGGCGAGGTAGCGACCTATGCGGACCTTCCGCTGGATGGCTCGGCCGCTCTCAACAGCGCATGGCTAGTGCGCGGCAACAGCGGCGTGTGGCCCTTCAACAAACCGGCAGGCATCTACTATCGCAGCGCCACCGCTGGCGTCTCCCGCGATGCGGACTACACCTACGGCGGCACGCTGGGTGACGTGTTCGCAGATAACGTCTTTTTGCTTTATGACAACAGCGACAGCACGCGCAACCTCCAGTTCGACCTCGGCAGCATCACCACCGGCACCACCCGCACGCTGACCGCGCCGGATGCCTCTGGCACCATCGCGCTGACCTCCCTTGTCGGCGCATCCGCCGAACTCGTCATCGCCTGCTCCGACGAGACAACCAACCTCACGACCGGCACCGCCAAGGTCACCTTCCGTATGCCTTACGCCATGACGCTCTCCAGCGTCCGCGCCTCGGTCAACACCGCTCCCACTGGAAGCACGCTCATCGTGGACATCAACGAGGCTGGAAGCACCATCCTCTCGACCAAACTTTCCATCGACGCTTCCGAGAAAACCAGCACCACCGCCGCCAGCGCCGCCGTCATCTCGGATACCGGACTGGCCGACGACGCCGAAATCACCATCGACATTGACCAGATCGGCAGCACCGTGGCGGGCAAAGGTCTCAAAATCGTTCTGAAAGGAACCAGAGCGTAATGAGCGCCTTCGTCATCAATCCGCACAGGTTCTTTGACCCAGCCAAAATTTCCGGCTTGGCCGTTTGGCTCGACGCTTCAGACGCTTCGACTTTGTTTGACGCCACCAGCGGAGGCAGTCTGCCCGCCAACAACGCCAGCGTAGCGCGATGGGAAGACAAGAGCGGTAACGGGCGCCACTTTACCAGAGCCACGGCAAACCAACCGACGAGGGTTACCTCAGCGGTCAATTCCAAGGACGCCGTTCGTTTCGTTGGGGCACAATACATTCCCAGAACAGGCGGAACCTTCGGAGCCGCTGACATTGTAGACATTTTCTTCGTCTCACAGACCGCAGACTCCACTTATGTCTTTTTGTCGTCTTCATCCAACAGTGACAGATTTTTAGACGCCACACAAAGCGGCAGTGGTTCACTGCCTCGAGGCGGCGGCGCCACTGTCACAAGTTATCGCGTCAACGGGGCAGGCGTAACTGCCACTCGGAGCGCACTGCTCACGGCGCGTGGCTCATCGACCAACGTCTTGTCTGTGTTAGGCATCGCTGCCACGGGAGCTGCTTGGGCAGATTTTGAGCTGAACTACCGGCACGGCGGCAGCTTTGACGTCAGCGACGGCTACGCCTGCGAGCTGCTCATCTACAGCAGCAGCGTCAGCACCGCCGACCGCAATGCGATTGAAAGCTATCTGGGCAACAAGTGGGGCGTGACCATCTAACCATGAAACTCATTTACGACACCCAAACCCAAAAGCTCCTTGCGTGGCCCCGCATCGACAACGAGCCAGTGGTCGGCCTCGCCGCGCATCTCTTGGAGATGGATGTGGTGCAGGAGCCGCAGCCTGCTTACGACCCCGCCACGCAACGGCTGGAGAAAACCGAAGTGATCGACACCGACAGCCGCACCGTCACCCGCGGATGGGATGTCGTCGAAGTCCCAGCGCCCGTCTTCACCGCCGAAGAACACCTCAAATCCGTCGGCCTCGGCGGCGAACGCCAGCCCACACTTTTGTATCTGCGCCAAAGCCTCACCGCCGCAGGCAAAACATGCGCCGAGCTGGACACCATCGAAGCCTACTTACAGCAGATCCTCACCATGTTCGCCGCCAATCCGGCACCGCAAGCATCGTGGCCGAATCCCAGCGTCACCTTTGAAGCCGCCGTGCAGTCGGCCATGAACGCACTCAACAGCTAATGCGCACAGTCACTCTACAATCCATCCTCCTCCGCGCATGGCAACGTGTCGGCAACGACGCCAGCACCATCGACGCCATCCCATCCGGCGCCAGAACCATGATGACCGCCGCCGCCAACGAACGCATCGCCGACTGCTGGGAATGGGCTGACTGGCCAGAACTCATGCGCGTAGAAAGCCGCACCGTGCAGGGCGATGCGACGAACGGCTATTACATCGACTACGAGCAGACAGGATCGCCAACGCCCACACCGATGGGCGAAGTGTTTGCGGTCCTGCGCGACAATCCGGCGACACACGCCGCGCCCCGCGCCATTGGCTATACGCTCCTCGGAGATGCCATTCGCTTCCCCGAAGACACTGACCTGCCAACCACCGTCTGGGTCAACTTCCGCGTGCGCCCGACCGAATACAGCGCGAGCAACCTCACAGCAACCGTGCCCGCCGTCATAGCAAAAGCAGTCGGTCTGATGCTGAGTGCAGATTTGCTCCAAGAGGACGGACAGACCGACAAAGCACTCGCCATGGAACAGATGGCCGAGTCCGAGCTGATCTCG